CTCGTGGACCTGGTAAAAACTGAACCAAGGATTGAGACGAACACCATGTCCAAGACTGAAGCGGGTAAAGAACGTGTGCTTGTTCCTGGTAGCATAACACACTGGGCGATCGAGAGCTTGTGCATGACGTACATGGAGAAAGCTATATACCGTAGCTCACCCGAGTTCGCGCTGGAAACAGACAACTGGACAATGTACAAACACGCTACTAAGCGGGCTAGACGAACAAAACGCCATGGTGTGACAGTGGCTTCAGACTATGCAGATTTCAATTTTTTACACACCATCGATGATATGAAGAAATTCTGGCGTATGGTTGCTGCGGCGGCACGGCCTTTGAGCGGTAGCGGCGCATGGGACGGGCTGAACTATGCCGGGCACATTGTGCGTTGTGCTGAGTGGCTTGAACAATCGTTGGATAAGATGTATGTTCGTGAGCCTCATGTAGATGGGTATTACCACAGGGTTACTCGTGGTCTATGGTCGGGCTGGCGGAGCACTTCTGCCATCAACAACACGATGAACTATGTTTACATGTGTGTTCTACGCCGATCGCTCGAACAAGCGGGTTTACCAAACTGTTTCCTGTCGTATGAACTCAATGGGGATGATGGGGATGCTGAGGTAACCGATGAAGTGGCCGGGTTGCTATATCTCAAGACAATGTCTAGAGCCGATTTAGACGTGCAACCTGCCAAACAACTTATATCACGCTACCAAGCTGAGTTTCTGCGGATTATGTATCGCAATGGTTGTGTCAAAGGCTCGTTAGCACGTTCAATTGCTTCGTTTGTCAGTAGCGATATGCAATCTCCTAAGGTTGACGTGGGTGTCAACTACACTAAGGGGACATCGACAACACTGTCTCAGATGATCAGGCGCGGAGCCGACTGGCGTGTGGTTGAGGCTCTCCGGACACCGCTGCTGTCGCACTATGCTGCAATGAGCTACACCGAGGATGGAATCAAACACACGGTGTGTCTCAACAACAAGAATTGGTTGTATGTGCCTGAAGTCCAAGGTGGGTTTGGTTGCAATAGATTTGGCTGCAGGTCGTTGCTAACATCTAATGAACCTAAGAAGTGGCCAAACACCAGAGTTAATTGGAAGTTGCCCGGGTCGCCTAACACAGCAATACGCGCGATGCAAACTTTCGTGTCAACTAAGTTGACCGATGCTAAAATATCTCCCACCATTGCGACGCTGATAGCTCGAGATGCACAGCAAATAACAGATGCTGGTGTAGACATGATACTTAACTCTAGACAAATGGAGTTATCCCGACGCGAGACAGCAATGCACATTCGCGACCTCAATAATACTACAACTACTTGTAGAGTTCAAACTGCTATTGACCCATGGTTGCGGGACCAGGTAAATCAAGCTGCAACCGTGGCCTTCTTTTCTGATGATATAATACTGGATGAAATTAAATGCACGGATCTAGAAGAACGTGTTTCAGGTTACATTGGAAAGACTTTGGGTGTAATGGGAATATCGAGACAAGCACTGTCGATGTTTAGGGACATTGACTCGGATGAAAGATTGTCACCTGTTGTCGCGTTGGCACGTTTATCTGACGACCAAGCTTGGTATGCGGCACTGCTTCTCGACTACCCTGAAACGTTGATACAACAGCTACTAACCGGGACGATCAACCTACCTAGAGATACGCAAGACGTTCTTAGCCCACTGGTCCAACCGACTTTAGTGTATGTGCAAAACACGGTCATGCGACATGTCTACAGTAAGCATGCTAACACTGCGAACGATATTGATAAAGTAGTCGAGCTATTAGACCAGATCAACCGTGCATATATGGAATACTATGCACAACACTGCGCCAGCACATGGCGCGAATAATGATACAAATATGTGCAAACAGGTGTATTTTTGTCCCCAAACACGACAAAAACACGCCGACACCTCCC